GTATGTGTTTACGCGATCAGGCGTTACATGGTCGGAGCAGCAAAAGTTAACAGCAAGCGACGCTGCCTCTGATGACTTTTTTGGAACGTCGGTCGCGCTGTCATCAAACGGCAACACCGCAATCATAGGCGCAATTGGTGAAGACACATCGCCATCGGTGCAAAATGGTGCGGCATACGTTTTTACACGATCTGGATCAACTTGGACGGAACAACAAAAACTTACTGCTAATGACTTAGCATCGTCAGATCAGTTTGGTATATCTGTCGCGCTTTCATCTAACGGCGATACGGCGGTTGTTGGAGCAGACCTTGAGGATACGTCTCCAACTCTTAGTAACGGTGCGGCATATGTTTTTACTCGATCCGGATCAACGTGGACACAACAACAAAAACTACTTGCCAGCGACCCTAATACGGACGACAACTTTGGTCGATCAGTTGCGGTGTCTGCTGATGGAAACATAGCCGTCGTTGGCGCATATTCTGAAACTACACCGCCGTACTTAAACAACGGCGCGGCATATGTGTTTACACGATCTGGCGTGACATGGACTCAAAAACAAAAAATTCTTGCCAGCGACTTAGCATCCAATGATTTTTTTGGCACCTCAGTCACTATGTCGGCTGGTGCGTCTGTGGTTGTTATTGGGGCTGACGGAGAAACATCACAAGCTGGAGCCGCTTATGTCTTTGCCTCATAAGGACTTCTCATGAACCTAATCAACCTTCAAACACTTCAGTATCCGGTTTCGATCTACTCTGTTCGTGCTGAGAACCCCCACACCAGCTATCCGGACTCTCCCAGCTTTGTGCCGGACGGCTACGCTGCGGTTGAAGCGACGTCGTTGCCAGGGTTTGACCGGCACACACAACAGATCGTCGAACTATCTCCAGTCCACGCAAACGGCACCTGGAAGCAGTCGTGGGGCGTGATTGCCCTGCCGATAGACGAGCAGCAGAAGATCCGTGATGCACGGGCCACGGCTGTACGCAAGCAGCGTGATGGTTTGCTCACGCAGTCTGATTGGACGCAACTTCCTGATGCGCCGGTTGACAGGACGGAATGGGCGGCTTACCGTCAGGCTCTTAGAGACCTCCCATCCCAGTCAGGATTTCCGTTTGACATTGCTTGGCCAGCCTTGCGGGTTGGTTAATAGCTTACTAAGGAAGTCAGATGGCCTTTGTCAAACTTCAGTTTCGAGCGGGATTGAACCGCGATCAAACCAACTACACCAATGAGGGTGGATGGTTTGACTGCGACAAGATTCGGTTTCGTTCTGGGTACCCACAGAAGCTAGGCGGGTGGCTTGCGGCCACGTCTCAGACCTTTCTGGGTGTTTGCCGTCAACTGTTTGGATGGGTCACCAGCTTTAGCGACAACCTCTTGGCTCTGGGAACCAGCAAGAAGGTCTACATTGAGGTTGGCGCTCAGTATTACGACATCACGCCGTATGCAAGCATTACTGCGGCCGGTGACGTAACCTTTGGGGCCATCAACGGTAGTTCGTCCATCACGGTCTATGATACAAACTCCAATGCTGTAGCAGGCAACTACGTCACGTTTAGCGGCGCTGTGTCGTTGGGCGGCAACATCACCGCAGCAGTCCTTAATCAAAACTATGAGATTGCGACTGTTGTTAGTGCCAGTCAATACACCATTGTGGCCAAGAGTCCCACGACCGGGGCGGCGGTCACTGCCAACGCCTCTGATGTGGGTAGTGGTGGTGCGTCCGTGGTCGGTTCTTATGAGATTGCTGTTGGATACGACTCGGCCACGTTTGGTTACGGATGGGGAACGTCCACCTGGGGAACGGTGCCCTGGGGTCTTGGCTCGTCATCGCCAATCCTTCTTCAGCAAAGAGACTGGTTCTTTGACCAGTTTGACAATGACTTGGTGATGAACTACCGAGATGGTCCGTTGTTTTATTGGCAACGCACCACCGGAGCAATTAGCACAGCATTGTCGTCAAGAGCCATTTACCTGTCGGATCTAGCTGGCGCAGCAGATGTGCCTGGCGAGGTAATGCAATGCTTGGTCTCTCAAAACGACCGACATCTGTTGGCGTTTGGTTGCATTCCATACGGGTCTACGTCATCTACTGACTTTGATCCGATGCTCATCCGGTGGGCATCTCAGGATGCGCCGGAGTTCTGGACTCCAGGTGCAGTAACTGTGCCGTCTACTGGCACTCTGAGCAGCGCGGGGTTTCGTCGAGTATCGCGTGGTTCGCGTATCGTTCGGGCGCTTCCCACTCGGCAAACCATCCTAGTCTTCACAGATACCCACTTGTACTCATTCCAGTACCTTGGAACAACAGACATCTTTGACTTACAAGAGTACGCAGACAACATCTCTATCATGAGTCCTCGGTCTGTATCGACCGCGAACAACGTGACGTATTGGATGGGCGCAGACAAGTTCTACGCATATGGTGGTGTCGTGGAAACGCTCCCCTGTACCTTGCGGAACTATGTGTTTAACAACCTGAACTACAGCCAGACGGATCAAGTCGTCTCTGGAACCAACGAGGCGTTTCATGAGATATGGTGGTTCTATCCTAGTGCTACGGCAACATTCAACGATAGCTATGTCGTCTACAACTATCTGGAGAAAGTGTGGCACTTTGGAACGATGGATCGGACGGCATGGCTAGACGCAGCGCAACGCGAGTACCCGCAAGCCGTTGGAACAGAGAACATCCTCTACGATCATGAGCGGGGGGTGGATGCAAACGGCGCTCCCATGGAGGCGTACATCCAGTCTTCTGACTTTGACCTTGGAGATGGTGAGAACTTCATGTTGAGCCGAAGGGTCATACCCGATGTTGACTTCAGCGGGTCAACGGCTGAAACCCCGGCTGTAGATTTTATGATCAGACCAAGGAACTTTCCCGGATCTCAATATCAAGACGATGCGTTTGATAACCAAGCAGTTGTACAAAGCTCTGTGAATGTCTATACGGATCAGATATTCATACGAGCCAGAGCCAGGCAGATGGCGCTCAAAATTCAATCTGATGGTCTAGGTGTTACTTGGCAACTTGGCTCTCCTCGTTTAGATGTCACCAAGGATGGAAGGCGCTAAATGGCTCTGGAAAACTTCAGAGCGCCGCCGCTCCCTTTGCCGGGAGATCAGTACGACAAGCGTTACGTCCATCAGTTGATACGCGCCTTGACGTTGTACTTCAATCTGCTGGACTCTTCTGCACCGAATCAGGCGCAGTCATATCGTGCCTTGAACTTCTACGGCGGAAACTTCATTGGGTCTGGCCATCTCCTAGCAATGCCTCACGGAAGTTACTTTAGTAACGTAGATCAGACGCTGGCTTCGACCAACACTCCTTATCCTGTTACGGTCAACCAAATTGAGTCTGAGATTGGTGTGATTATTCAGGACGGGTCAAAGATTGTCGTGCCGTATGACGGTGTGTATAACTTTGAGTTCTCCGCTCAGGTCATCAAAACCAACGCTAGTGCTGGAGACGCTTTCTTCTGGGCAAGAGTCAACGGAGTCAATGTTCCTAGCTCTAACACGCAGGTGACGCTTCAAGGCTCAAACGCGGCAGTAGTAGCGGCGTGGAACTTCATGCTGACCATGAATGCCGGCGACTTCTTTCAGTTGATGTGGGCAGGCAACGACACCAACATCCTGCTTGAACACAACAACACGCCAACCGTAGGACCGGCCATTCCGTCTGTCATTCTTACGGTTGATATGGTGTCAAGTTTGACAGTTCCTTCGCTGTCAGCAGAGCCAATTGGAACGGTCTCTGCTGGACTCGTGGGTAGCGTAACAGTCACAATCACATAAATTCCGGAATACCTATCATCAAGGACTCGGACATGATGCACTACCAAGGACTGCCGCAGCTTGCATTCGCAGGCGGTGGACTAGCCGGTCTAGCGGCACAAGGGCGTCGCGGCGACTCAATGCTTGTTCACATGTCTCCTGACGAGGTGATGAACCTTCAGCGTATGGCCCGTATGCGAGGCGATACGATGACGATCAACCCGGAGACAGGACTTCCCGAGGCGTTCAAACTCCGCAAGTTACTCCGAGGCTTGGCTGCGATTGCGCCAATTGCGGCGGCTTTCTTTCCTCCACTAGCTGCTGCCCTCCCAGCGTTGGCCACTCCATTGGGTGCTGGAGCGGCGGGAGCAATCGCAGGAGGGCTTTCAGGAGAGAAAGGGTTTGATCTCAAGCGTGGTTTAACCGGGGGCTTGTTGTCGTATGGCCTGAGTTCAGCCATGCAAGGTTTGCAAGCGGCTGGTGGCGCATCGGCTGGTGCCGCGCCGTCTGGTGAATTTACCGCCGCAGAACTTGCCAAAATGAGTCCGCAAGCACAGGCAGCCGTGGCGGGCGCTCCTGTCGGGTATGGTTCCTTGGCTACACCGGGCGCTGAATCAATGTTGGCAGCACAAGAGGCTGGCGTGGCGGGCTTGAGAGGGGTAAGTGGAGCGCCGATCTCTTCTGCGGCTCCCATGGGAACAGCCAGCGAAGGACTTAGCAAGCTATTTTCTAGTGATCCAGCCATGCGAGCCGCAGCGCAAGAAGCGTTTACCGGCCAGTTTGGTAAGGGAGCCATGTCTGCAACCGGCATTGGCGCTCTTGGAACGGCCGCGCTAGACGAACAAGAGAAGTACGCGAAGCAGGCTCTGGCACAGCAAAAGATCAGCCAGCAAGAATACGACAAAGCCATGGAAAGCATTGCCCAGGCTCGTCGTAGGGCGCAATACGCGGTTCGTTCAAGCCCTCTCAATCTCCAGCAAGGCGGGGCAATCAACACCAAAAACGTG